TTAAACAACGGAGCAACTGGCGCAAATAACAAAGATATTGGTATTGTTTTTGAACGTGGCGATGACCAAAATCGTGTTTTACTTTGGGACGAGTCGGCAGACGAATTTGTGTTAGCTAACTCTACTGAGCAAGGAAGTACAAACGGTGACGTAACTATTGCGTCCTATGCCAACCTGCGTGTTAATAGTTTAACTGTTGCGGGCAGTGTTGCAAGTCTAACTGTTAACGGTGCATACACACTACCAACAGTTGATGGCACAGATGGGTATGTATTAACTACAGATGGTGCAGGAAATGTAACTTGGTCTGCTGCTGCTAGTGGCGGGCATACTATTCAAAACGCAGGATCTAATTTAACAGCAAGATCAAATTTAAACTTTGACGGCACATACCTAGTTGCTACAGACGATGCAGGTAATAATCAAACAGATGTTACTATTGGCAGCACCGTAGTCACAACAACAGGAACGCAAACATTGGATAGTAAAACGATCGACGGTGGATCCTACTAATGGAAGAACGTTATAGAAATGATTACGAAGGAGAGTTTGTAATTGTTGGCGTTAAAATGGTCAATGGTAAAAAACAACAAGAGCGAGAATTTGTTGAAAATCCAATTCAGATTAAGTCAATATCCGGTCGTGCTACGTGTGTAAGCAATGGTGTATCTAGCACACAATTCCAAATTGATAGATTGATGTTACACCACGGACTATTAAATACCTTACCATTAAATGTATACACAACAGGCAGTTTGTACAATAAAGTACACGCTAATTTCCATGTTACATTTAATGATGCGCATCTACACGAACTAATAGATAAAAAACTTACCGAAGACATTATTGTTTACACAAGCACAACACAATGTTTAAAAAGACCCGGCGAATTTTTTATTGTTCCTTATGGATACAAAAGCACAGAAGAAGCAGTAGCCGCATATCTAGCAGCGTTTGATGGTCACCGAGAAGTATTCCTTGTTGGATATGATGAATATACTCTAGATGGTTTAACTAGACGTACCAAAATGATCGAAACTGTTGGCCAAGTAATTAAAACTTATTCTGCAACTAAATTTTATCATGTAACACCAGAGGATAACGTTCCTAAAGAATGGTTGCCTTATAGAAATTTAGAAGCAATGGCAGTTCGAGAATTTATTAGTTACTGCGATATTTCGTAACTGTATAAATTTTCAATTGTTTCAATCTTGGTATAGATATCTTCAACATTAATAGTTGCCCACAACCCAGGATGTAATGGTTTAGGAATAACGCCACGATCCAACCAAGCATAGCCTAAATGTTCATCGTTCAGCACAGGCACAAACTCATCGGAAACTAAACAAAAAAACGTGTGATAAACAAAGTGATTGTTTGGACCAGTATATTGTTCAATAGGCACTAACTTAATGTATTCGGGGATACCGCCTATTTCTTCAGAGCATTCACGTGTAATGGCGTCTAGCAGAGTTTCGTTATCCTCGACTTTACCGCCGGGTAATCCCCAATGAAAAGGATGTTTGGGGTCATTGCGCATTAGATACAAGTAACGCTGTGTGTTGTATGCGTAAAACCAAACCCCAACTGCGTTTAGATCACCAGTGACCACTTGCCCCCCGCATATAGTCCTTCATAACTGCGTACCCACTGAACACCATCCCATTTGTATTGTAGGCTGGTATTTAGATTGGTTACGTATTCTGTGTTTGCTGTGGCACTAGCATCGAATGCTACAATCCAATTGGTTCCGTTATATTGAATGATATCGTTTACACCTGCAACAACGTTGCCCCAACTATCAGCAGCGTCTGCGTTATCCGCATCGCCGATATCGTCGGTTAGCAAATAGCGTTGTCCTGTAACAGCCGCAGCAAGCCCTGCGCCGGGACCACTACGCTGTGGATCAATAACAGCCGTAACCGCTGCTAGTGTATTGGCAGGTAGTGTATCTTCGTCAACTGTAAACAACATAACTCGATCATCGGTTGGATGATACGCAACAGTACCTACGATTTCAATATCATTAGTATCATTTTCTAGGCGTATTTGACTGATACCATCGCGTAGTTTTCCATATTCTTCGATTACTGCGTGCCATAATAACACACTGTCATCTTGTGTGCTTAAACTGCCTAGGTCTGTGGTTGCTTCATCCACTGCACTTGATTTTAGTACTTGCAGTTGATTGCCAATTAGCAATAGTTTATATCCGTGCGGTGTAACTTGTACTCGAGTGCCCAACAACAAGTCATCATTTTCCAATAATGAGTTTGTATTGCCATCTGGGTCATATATACCAGCAATAATTTTGTGAATAACACCAAGTTTAGTAACCTTAGCCGGCATACTGATCCAAATAGGCACAGTAAATGTTAGAGTAACAATATCGATTGGTTCTTCAGTGCCCACTGGTACGGTTCGAGAAGTATAGTTAATATCATTGAGTTCAACTACAGTTAAACTGGTCCAATCAATATAGTTGTCTGTGCTTTGTATTTCAACTGATGGGTTAAACAGTGGAGTAATTTGTTCCAATAACTGCCATTTTTGATTGGTGTTTGTAGTCCATATATCTAGCTTAATAGTTAAATCATACGGCACAGGCATGTGACGTTTAACTGTGAACGCATTGCCTTGTGTAGTCTCATAGGTTTGTGTGTCTTCGTCCCAAGTACGCTGTCGAAAACTACGGTTATCTACATGGTACGGTTCTTGCACACGATCTCGTGCATATTTCATGCTACTAATATAAAAACTCATCATAGGCGCAGATGGCATACTATTGGCACTGTTGTTTTGTAAAATAGCCTGTGCTTGTCTTGAAGCATCGCCGTATCTTACTGGCACGGTTTGATAGGTTACGTTGCCGCTGTCGTCTCGACCGTATTCAACTTGGAATCCACTGAAAATTCTAGTGAATTGCAGAAGAAACCTACGTATTTGTTCGTCGTAAAAAAATTGAACAGCCATTAGTTGTCAGCCTCTGGACGAAGAAGGTCACTTAGACTTTGGCGACTTGGAATTGTGCCTCGATCCGTTGTTTGCACCGTAGCAGTGTTATTGACAAAAGAACTACGCTGTGTGGTATTATCATTGTTTAAGTATGACATTTCGGTTCTTACATTATCTTCTACCTTCACCCAGCGTGCTCCATCATATCTAAACAGTCTATTTGGATGGTAGTCCAAACGCAAACAATAATCACCTGTTCTTGCATTGAGTGGAAAACTAACACCAGGTGTTACAGGCAATCCATTAGGCGGCATAGTATTGCCAGTTAGATATCCCATTAGGTATCCATCTGACACTGGCGACACTAGACTTCGATCTGCTCTAACCGCCGCCAAGTCTGCGGTTAATTTTGCGTTGTCTGCACTAATTCCTGTGCCGTCTTCTGGCTCTCCATCGCTGCCATATGGAGCAACATAAAATTTACTTACATCATAACCTGCAAGAGGAACTTCGACTTCGGCTTGAGCAAGAATTGCATCATTAATTGCTTTGTTCTTATTGTATGTAGTTAGATAATCGGTTAGGTCGCCGGTTTCATTGCCTTTCTCGTTGGTATAGCCATCAAGAATGTCTTTGTATTCTTGTGCACCCACCATCGGAACTGCTTTAACACGCCAAATGTGCGGCATCCAGGTTTTACTGAACCCTTCACTGGCAAAAGATGCATCTTGAATCACATAAAATTTGGGCATGCCAATGGGAATGTTTGGATCAAGTGGATGAAAATCTTTTAAGTTCGGTAATTCAATAACATCTCCGCTCATTAATTTGCGACCTAGGGTATCTATCATATCATTGTAATGAAATGATACGAATACGGTATCATTTTGAATGAATAATCCAAACTGGCTTAGATTAAAATCGATATCCTGTACATTATACACACCGCGCAGACGATAAATTGATTCGTCATAATCACGATCTCTATTTTCTAAGGTGAATAAGTCTTCAATGAACAGTGGATTGGTTTCGGAATATACCGGTCTAGTAACATCGTAGTTACTGGCGTCTGTTGAATAGTCGCCGGAAACTTTTGGTCCTAAATATTTGTGAATATATATATCCAGTCCACCAACCGTGTACTGCTCTGAGATCACACTGTCCAGATACTTGTAATCGTTGCGTTTTTCAGGAGACCATAAACTTAATCTTGGCATATTAAATAATCTTTGTGTTGTTCGTTGCGCACAACGAATTCTTAATTATTTATCATACTGTAACTCGGTTGACAAGACAAAAATCATGTGTTATATTAAATCGTACAGTAATAACTGAGGAATCAGACCATGGCAAGAAAGCCACAAACAAACAAAATCAAAGTAGCAGCAGCAGAAGCCAAATATGTTGGCACTGAACCGGTTTGGCTAGAACAACCGACCGAAGAACAGCGCAAAGGCGCAATGATTTCAGCACTAAACTGGTACAATTATGCTTGCGATAAAAAACAAGGCAAGGAAATGCTGCTCGAGTATCTAAAACAGCATAACAAAACCGCAGAACACAAAATAATCAAGGGCGTAGCAGACGGGAATTTAAATCTTTCGGTTGCTTGGATTGCACGCATGAGCACACAGGGGTTTGCACTAAACGAAAGTGAACAAGAACGTATTCTAACCGAAGTAGATAGGCACAAAACTGCCAAGATTGTGGTTGTAGATGAAACGCAGGAAGAAAAACCCAAAGGCCCTACAATTCAAGATCGTATGCTGGAAAAAGCCAACGATACCGCAGGTGAATTAGAAGGATTGCTGGATAATTTTATTGCAAACGGCTGCAAACCCGTAAAAGGCGAAGATGCAATTAGCACACTAAAAGTGGCCAACATATTGCCGCAGCATATTTCCATAATTACCGATATCTGGGAACAAAAACTTGCAGAATTTCGTGCAGCACACGACGGCAACGAAGAAGTTGCCGAATACTATGCCGGTTATGGCAAAATTGAATTGCGCAATCTGGTAAAGTTTGCAGAACAAGTTATTGCTGATGCACTGAGTTATGTTCAATTTAAAAAGGTTGCTAAATCACCGCGTCGCAAGAAGCCGGTTCCACCAGAAAAAGTTGTGGCTAAACTCAAGTACCAAAAAGAATTTGGAGAATATAAGTCGGAGAAACCAACAAAGATTCTTGGCGCTAAGGAAATGTTTGTGTACAACACCAAAAACCGAAAGTTGCAGTACTACGTTGCTGATCAACATTCGGGCGGGCTGTATGTTAAAAACAACGCCGTTATCGGTTACGATCCAACACAAAGCGTAATGAAAACCCTGCGCAAACCCGACGAACAACTTAAAGAATTAACAAAAGCAAGCAAACCAAATAGTCGCAAAATTTTTACCGACATTCGTGCAGTAGAATCTAAACTTAATGGACGCTTTTCAGAGACCTTAATCATCCTAAGAATTCACTAAATAGTGTATAACAGGATGGACAGGAAATATGAGTTTAGATTCTCTAAAGCAAGATCTCTTTAAGTATGTAGGATTACGTTTAGGCGATGGCATTATTGACATTGAGCTAGACCCAGAACAC